CAAAACTTTAATTATTCAACTAACCCATCCTTTATATCAGGATCAGATGGAGCTGTATTATATAATTCTTTTATTAATGATCCCCAAGTATATATTACAACAGTAGGTTTATATAATAATGATCAAGAATTAGTAGCAGTTGCTAAACTATCTAGACCATTATTAAAAGACTTTACTAAAGAATTACTTGTAAGGATCAAGTTAGACTTCTAATGAATGAGTGCTTGGAAACAATTCACAACAAAGGACGTTACTATAACGCCATTTACAGCCGATAAAGGCTTTAGTATTACAGGTAGTGCTTTAACAGGCTCTACAGTAGGTATTAATATATTTGCTGGTCGTAATGTTAATTATTCTTCCTCAAGTAATCTCCAATCTGGGTTTGTATATTCATCTTCGATGAATTCTATTTATAATAGTGCAAAACAATTATATTATAAAAATTATATATCATCTAGTAAAGGAGATACTGTAAATACTGGTAGTATACTCCCAGGGGTTACAAGAGAAGATGATAGATCTATAGGTTCAATTGAATCTCCTTTATATGAAAATTATCTACAATCTTCATTAATACAAGAAAGAAACTTTCCAACAGGAAGTGGTAATTCAATTACTACACTTGCTATTCCCACTAAATTATATGGTGAAAAAATAATCCCAAATACCTTTGAATTTTATTTAACATCATCAAATTTTCCAGATGGGTTATCTTTAACAGATGATGGTGAAGGTAATATAATAAGTGGATCTGATAGTATAGTTGGTCAAATATTCTACCCTCATGGTTTAGCTGTATTAACCTCAAATACTCCATCTTCAGTAGCATCTATAGGAAATGAAATTCGCCAAAATCCAGCTTTAATTGAAAATTGTGTTTTTAATTTTTCATCTTCTTTAACAATTTATGAACAACAATATAAATGTTCTATATTAGAAAATGAATTTGGCTTTTCTACTAATCCCTCATTATTAACATCCTCAATAGAAGGAGCTTCTAACCAAGAATATTATCCTTTTGTTTCTGCTTCATTTTTTGAACCATACATTACTTGTGTAGGATTATATAATGAGGCAAAACAATTAGTAGCAGTAGGAAAATTATCATTTCCCCTCCCTGTATCCCAATTTACGGATACTACAGTTATTGTAAACTTCGACATATGATAAATTGGATTTACCAACAAAAAGAAATGTTAAACATTTCAGACTTCCCAGATGAAACTTATGGATTTGTATATAGAATAATTCATTTACCTACTAAAAAATCTTATATAGGTAAAAAAATTTTACAAAATACTTCTAAAGTAAAGCTAGGTAAAAAAGAATTAAAAGAATATGAAGGTGTTGTAGGTCGTAGACCTTCTTATAAATTAGCAGTTAAAGAATCTAATTGGAAAACTTATTGGGGTTCTAATAAATATTTAAAAGAATTATATGAAGTAGAATCTAAAGATAATTTTGAAAGACAAATTATTATGTGTGCCCCCTCTAAAAAGTTATTAACTTACTATGAAGTAAAATTCCAGATGGTATATCAAGTTTTAGAAAAACCTGATGAGTTTTTTAATGATAACATTTTAGGAAAGTTTTTTACTAAGGATTTTAACTAAACGTTGATTCCCTAAATAAGTTATGTATATTGCTACTCATGGTAAATGAACTATTAGTAAATTTAGTAAATTCCGTTATTGGTGCGGGTAAACGAACAGCTAGGGGCAATCAAGCCCACAATTGTCCGTACTGCAACCACCATAAACCTAAACTAGAAATTAATTTTTCAGAAAATAAAAAAGGGTATAATCCTTGGCATTGCTGGGTTTGCAATAAAAAAGGTACTAGAATATCTTCTTTATTTAAACAGGTAAAAGCCTCCCCTGAAAATTTTACTGAATTGTATAAATTAATAGGAAACGAACAAGAACATAAAGTTATTGTATCATCAAAAACATTAAAATTACCTGAAGAATTTAAAAAATTTCAAGATATTTCCTCTTCAGATATAGAAGGAAGACAAGCAGCCTTTTATTTAAAAAGCAGGGGTATTACAAAGGATGATATTGAAAAATATAATATAGGATACTGCACTTCTGGAAGATATTCAAAAATGGTTATTATTCCATCATATGATGAAAATGGTAGTTTAAATTATTTTACAGGTCGTTCATTTGAAAAAGAACCATATATAAAATATCGTAACCCAGAAACATCCCGTGATATAATTCCATTTGAATTATTTATAAATTGGAAATTACCATTAATACTATGCGAAGGACCCTTTGACGCTATAGCTATTAAAAGAAATGCAATTCCATTGTTAGGTAATAACATACAATCTAACTTAATGAAAAAAATAGTAACATCAACAGTAGAAAAAATATATATAGCATTAGACAATGACGCATTAAGAAAATCACTTAAATTTGCTGAAAGATTTATTAATGAAGGTAAGGAAGTTCATCTTGTTGAACTTGAAGGGAAAGACCCTAGTGAAATGGGATTTACTCAATTCACTCATTTAATTCAAAAATCCATTCCTCTAACACAATACACCTTAATGGAAAAAAAGCTATCATTAGTATGAGTAAAAGAAAAATTAAAAAGTCTTATAATAGAATTCTAGAAATTTCAGAAGACTCTAAACAAATCACTCTTCCAGATTCACGTTATTATAGACGTAATGGTGAATATTATCCTTCAATTACATATGTTTTAGGAACATACCCTAAAGGTAAATTTTTTGAAGATTGGCTTAAAAAAGTAGGGTATTCTGCAGAATATATTGTTAGAAAAGCAGGAGAAGAAGGTACACAAGTACATGAAATGATTGAAGATTATTTAAATGGTAAAGAATTAAATTTTTTAACCAATGGTCAACCTATGTACAACCCAGATGTATGGCAAATGTTTTTACGTTTTGTTGATTTTTGGGAAGAGTATAATCCTACATTAATTGAAACAGAAGTACATTTATTTTCAGATGAGTTAAAAGTAGCAGGTACTTGTGATATGATTTGTGAAATGGAGATTGATGGAAAAAAAGAATTATGGGTTATTGATTTTAAAACTTCAAATAATTTACAAACTACTTATGATTTACAAGGAGCTATTTATGCTAAATGTTATGAAGAATGTTATGGTAAAACAGCTGATCGTGTAGGTGTATTATGGTTAAAATCAAAATCAAGAGGAGCTGATAAAACTGGTAAACGCTTAAAAGGAAAAAATTGGGAAATGTATGAATCTTCTCGTACTCAAGAAGAAAATATTTCTATATTTAATACAGTTAAAACTTTATTTGATTTAGAAAATCCAAAACATAAACCTATATTTACTGAATTCAGAACGCAAGTTAAAAGAAAATTGTGATATTTATAACAAAATACTCAATTTATGATTTCATTAATTCAATTATTAAAAGAAGCAGTTGATAAACCAAAAGCTATTATATTAGCAGGTGCTCCAGGAGCAGGTAAAGGCTATATATTGCGTGGTTTAGATTTATCAGGTTTAACTACTTATAATTTAGATTTAGATTTTGTACCTTTATTAAAAAAAGCAGGAGTTAGCTTAGATTTAAAAAATGCAACACCTGAAGAAAGAAGTGAAGCTGCTAAACTAATGAGACAAGCAGCTTCAAAATTAAAGGATGAAGATTTACCTAAAGCAATTGCTAATAGAGAATCATTTATATTAGATGGAACAGGAGCATCTAGCCGTGCTACTCTTAAATTAAAAGATGAATTAGAAAATGCAGGATACGAAGTATTTATGCTTTATGTTTACACAGATTTAGAACGTTCATTAAAACAAAATCAAGATAGATTTGATAAATCTGGGGGTGAAGATAGAAGTTTAGCACCCGCAATTGTAATGCGTACATGGAATGATGTTACTCAAAATTATGACACTTATAAAAATTCATTTGGTGATAATTTTGTATCTGTTTCTAACTTATTAAAAGATGAAAAATTAGATAATTTAGAAGATATAGTTGATAAATATCTAAAACCATTCAAACCACAAGGCACAAAACCAAAAGATGCTAAAGCACAAGCAAGATCTGATAAAAGAAAAGCTGAAATTAATGCTCAAATTAAAGCATTATTAGCAGATGATGGTGTTAAAAATGTTATTGATAATTCAGTTTCAGCTGAAGAAGCTCAGGCAAAATTAAAATCATTTATTAATGGGTAAAACAATTGCAGCATATGGGGGTGGGTTTAAACCACCAACAAAAGGTCATTTAGAAGTAGTTAAAAGAGCTTTAGATGCACACCCTGAAATAGATGAGTTTATTATTTATGTTGG